GCCAGGGTGAAAGTTCGCAAGGTATTTCAACCTATCAACTTTCTATATCATTACAATATATTTCTGGCATACGCTGTAGAAAGTTGCGATCAAGAGTAAAAAATTCCTACTCCAGCGAGACGTATCTCGCTAGAGTATTGAAAAAACCTCTTGGTCTTTAAACACAGCGTGAGACTAATCTCGCCAAGGAACCGTAGTCCCCCCATTCGACCGCCGAATGGTATCCGACACCGTAGTGTCCGTACGGGATAAGTTTTAGGACCTTCCAGGTCGGGGGCGCCGTTTTAGGACTGGCGCTGTCCTGCCCAAGTTTTTATTATCGCTATTTATGTAGCTATAGGATCAGCATAGACGAATGTTATAGGCGCACCTGTAAACATGCCCAACTGATAATCTTCACCAATGGAAACATAGAAATCTAACCGATACCACTTACTGTCAGTATTGGCTGGAACATCTATAGTAAAGGTGCTGGTCTGGTGAACTCCATTAAATAAAGTTATATTCCTCGCTGGATGAAATCGTTGCCCTAACGTATAGTATGGGATTTCAAATTCTAAGCAAGGATTCACTCTTACAGGAGTAACAATACCACCACTTAAATTATTCCGAGGTGAATTATTTATAGCTGAGCGCCTATCACCAATTATAGTATTACTAACTGAATAAAAAGTCGAAAGGTTAGTAGCCCCGAGTGGGGAATCCCTTGTAACACCTAACGAACAATCAGCTGGTGAATTTACATTGGTAAATAGCACTTTATAGCGTAATGCGCCTCTCCTACAGGCAAAAGCTGGAGTGAGATAATTAAGGAGGGTCTGAGAACTAAATGTAAAAGGGGAATTTCCCAAAGCTGAATCCAAACCTTGATCTGGTCCATTTGGGTCCCACCCTCTATAAAAAGGAAAATCTGTTTTCCGAATAGATACTATTCTATCGATAGTTGACGTTCCGATATCGCCAGGCCAATAAGAATAGTTATATTGATATCTTCGTAACAAATCCCTAAATGAAACAATTCTCTCCCCCTGATAAACTAAATACTGGTTGTCTTTAGGTATCTCATGTCCGTAGGAAGGTACAGAACTTGGGTGTGTCGGATTGTTGGAACTATCTGCATTAGAAGCCATAATATCGGGTTCTGGAGCTATAGCAGTTTGCTGTTGAAACAACGAAATCTCCTCTATATTACTCCGTGTTGGAACAGAGACCGCAAAATCGTCTCCAGCTCCAACCCAAACCTGTATTTTAACATCTGCAGCAGTTATTGAAGGCGTTGCCAATTCATTAAGAACATAAATAGTTAATGAACCATTATCGACGGCATTTCCACAAGTAATTGGATTAACGTCGTCGTATAAATTGGCAGTCGAAACAGTAGTATAAGGCGAAACTGGTGCCCATGCACGCACATCGGCCCATCTCACTTCATACTCAAAGTCTCGTTCTTCCGCTATATCAATAATAGTAGAATAAACTCGATTAAATGAAATGGCTCCTGCAGCCAAAGTAGATGGATTGTATACTAACCTCAATCTTCCACGATGGTATTCAGAGCAAATGACATTAAATCGAAATCTAATACTACCTTGCCAACAATCAAACGGAGCTGCAGCAAAAGCTAATGCTGTGGGATGAATTTCCTGAACTGGAGGCACTGTTAAAGTTTCCATATACGACGGTAATACTGCAATGGAAGTCAACAAAGTGTCTGTAACGGCCGTTTCTGGCCAGTCAAACTGCCTCCAATATGACATTCTCGATGCTATAGAATGTATTGTCAATTCATCAGCTCCTCCCAAACCCATAACACGTGTATCTATAGTCAATTCATTTTTAGAATCAACAGATAACTTAATTATAGGCTCGGGTGCATCCGTATTGCACAAGTTTCCCAGATATCTTGGAACATATGGTACTATATCATGCAATACTTGCGGGCGGGAATAACCTAGTGCTTTAGCTACCTTAGCGATAGCGCCAGAGATCAAGCTAGTCGCTTTAGCATATGGCGAAATCATAGGTATCATGGACAAAGCATTAGCTGCATTCATCACAGCTGTGGCCGGCTTGCTAATTAATCCGTTATTAGTAAACTCATTATCAGACGTCATATTATTACGTCTCTTTCCCGCCTGTTCCTCATATACTATAGGGAATCCTAAACTATCCAAAGGACAATCACTCGTTCCAGTTTGGGCTTGCGTATTAGTTGGAATACCTAATTTAACATTCTCAGCCCAAACGACAACAGTAATTGTAATGGGATCTGTACCTCCATTAGCGTGATGCAACACGTCAAAATCTCGAATGGTACAATAACCCATGTCATCCTCCCAATTAAGCGAAGTTATATCTAAATAATTCTCCGGCCAAATGAAAGGAAGACACATTTCTCCTCCTTGAGAAGTAGTGGGATCTATAAGTATATGAGGCTTTTGTGAACACTGGATCAAATCCTGACTAAAAAACGCCCTATTTCTCGTGACGTCATCATTAACAGTATATGGATTATAATCCAGAATGGCACGTCCATAATAAAATGGATTACCCGAAATCATGACTTTTAATCTTAAATTACAACGCAAATTCCGGTATCTATTTATTTTCTCCAAAACATCTACGTCCGAAAAGAAATCGGACCACGGATTAAATGATTGGAAGACGGCCACGCCAGGAGTCCAAACAAATTGTTGGATTTTCACTGGCCTACTTAAGAAATTTGAGAGCTGAGCGTCAGAAAATTCCACCATATCATAAGTGGCATCAGGATCCGAGACAACATCATACGTCCAAGCTCGATCTCCATCAACAAAATTGACACTCTGGTGGCTCTCAACTTGGGGACTAATATTTACAGAAAATCCAGCTCCGTCCCCAGAAGCCGAATTTTGGTTACTATTATCTAAATTTGAAGTAAGCTTATTTATTTACAATACTAGAGGCTAGCTCAGACCCCTAGTAGGTGGATATTTATTTGGC